CCTAATGTGTCAGACCCTGAAGCTACGTTTGCTGGAATAACTAGGCAAGATTATTTAGATTATGTAAAAGATTTTAGAGGTTTTGAGTTAGATCTTTTAAATAAAACTAATGATGATAGTTTAAGAAAAAGAGCAGTCGAAGACCAAAGAACGCAAAATAGATTATCTGGGGAAATTTCTGCAAGAAATAGAGAACGTTACGGCGGTGCAGGGATGTCAAATGCTCAACTTCAACAACAAGATAGGCAACTACAACTTGGCGGACAATTAGGTATTGCAAATACTTCTAATAATGCAAGAGTACAACAAAGACAAGTTAATGACGCTTTGTTAAATGAACTAATTGGTATAGGACAAGGCGTAAATCAAAACGCCCTGTCTGGATTAGGAGATGCTTCTGCTATGGCAGCTTCAAGACAAGCAGCATATAAGAATGCAAAATCTCAACACTATTCAAATATGATGGGGCTAGGCGGTTCTATGGTAGGTGGAGCAATTCTAGCGGGGTTAATCTAATGGCATTAGAAGATAGTAATTCAGCATTTCTTAGAAGATTAGGCGGACCTACCTCTAGGCAGATTGCTATGGACACTAGCGCTAGAAACTTAGCACAGGACGATAGAAGACAATCAGCCATCGATATTTATAGCCAGGGAAAAAATACTGGCATAATTCAAGAAAAAGACGGCGAGTTTTTAGGCATTGACTTTGACAAACTTTTTGAAGAAGACCAAGCGGGTAATTTAAAAAACGCTTCTTTTATTCCTCAGTTATTAAACAGCACTAAAACTTTCGGACAATTTTTAGACACAGAAGTAGGAACCGTTAAACAAGGTAAAGTCGTAGGCTTTGCTCCAGGTTCTAAAGAAGGAACTGTAGCAATATTAAACGAGCGACCTGATACTAAAGTTCTACGCCCAAAGACTTGGTTTGCTACCGACGATCCTCAGGACTATACAGCAGAGTTAACTGAAGATGATGTTAAAAAATTAATGTATGCAAATGTTGCTACTCTGTACCACAGAGCTTATGGAAAACGTAAATCCCAGTCTGATAGAGTTATCGAACAAGCTGATAATTTTAATTTTGGCGGAAACCAAGCGCTTAATTCTGTAGGGTCGAAAATTGCAGAAATAGATGATTCAGATGCCCCTCTACCAGATAGAAACCAAGCCTTGTTAGACACTATCGAAAGTATAGATGAAAAGGTAGCTGGCTATAACTTACAAGCAGAAGAAAGTAGAAATCAATTTGGGTCTGTAGGTAAAGATGTTGTAGTAAATGCAGGTCAAAGATCTAGCTTACCTATGGCTACACAAGATACAAGCAGCGAAGGAGCACAAACAGGCTATGCTACAGCCAATGCTATTTTAAATGCTGATCCAAATACTGCTTTTACTGTAGCAGAAGTAGAAAATATGTATAAGAGTGCTTATGGCGCTGGCGCTGTTGATCCTGGAGTTATTAAAGTAACAAAACTATTAGGTATAAACTCTACAGAAGGAAGTAATTGGAAACGCCTTCCCGAACTTTTACAAAGAAAAGAATTTTTAGAAGGACAGTCTGATGACTACACAGAAAAAGGCCAACAAAAAAGAAGCTTGATTACAGGCGGCACCTCGAGTATCACAGGTGCATCAATGGGCAGAGGACCCACTAAAACAAAAGCTGAGTTAATAGCAGAAGTAGATAAACAAATAAACAAAGGAAACTCCCAACTAAGAGAAGCAGCCACGTTAGCAAAAGCAGAGTACGAAAGAGATGATGCGTCTATAAAAAGAGTTGCTGACGAAAAAATTAAAGGTCCTATAGAAGCCAAGCTAAAAGCTGTTAATGCTCAGTTGAACCAAACAAATGTAACTCTTTCAGAAGGCAAAAGGAAAGAACTAGAAGCTGAAAAAATAAAGCTAGAAAAACAGTTAGGTAAATTTGCATTAACTTCTGTAGAGGGTATAGAACCTTTAACAGACTTACCTGAAAAAAATCCAGAAACAGGAGACTTTGACGTTGCAGAGTTAGAAAATTGGTTTAGAACTAATGAAAAGTCTCTTATGACTGTTAGTGAAGATGGCGCTACTGCTAACAAAGTAAAAGAGTTAATTAAAAATTATGACGTCGAATCTTTAGAAGATATGCAAACAGCTATTGCTAGCGGAGCCGCTGAAAAAGAAAACCTAAGTGTTATAGAAGTTGGCGCTATTTTGGCAAAAACAAGTGGAGGCAATTTCGAAACAGACCTACAAAATTATGTAAACCTGTTTGGTGGCGAACAAGACAGACAACTAGATCGTTCACAAATTCAACAGACTATGGCAATCCAAGCGGATGAATATAGGATGGGAGTCGAAGCCTACTACAATAAATTAGGCGATCCATTTATAGAATTAAACGACGAGTTAATAACTGCTTTATACGGTGATGATGGTGAGGGCAAATATGATCTATTTGACGAAAAACAACAAGCCACACTTCGTAAAATGGCTACTGAATTAGAAAACTTACCAGGAGCCCCTAAGTTTAAAGTTGTAGAGGGCAAAGTTACACTACAATCTGGTGCTACAAAAGAGATAGATGATTCAGTAAAAACATATGTAGGACAGCTATTTAAAGCAATCGTAGAAACTGAAGGCAGTGTAGACTTTATGGATGGCTGGGGTGATTTCTTTGCACCTAATGACCCAAGAGGTTTGGCTAGGTTAATAGATGAAATACAGTTTACTAGAAACCCTAATGGTTCTATAAGAGAAATATTCTTTACCCCAAGTGGTAGTAATCAAGAAGCTGAAGGTAGTATTAAACCCTCTGAGTTAAACAAGTACTTCGGGTCAAGCGGTAATTACCAACGAAACTTACTTTTAGCATACATATCACAGCATGGCAAAGAGAAATTCTAACGATCAAGACATATTAGGCTCTGCATCTAAAGAAAAATTAGGCTACAGAGAAAACCAGCGACTGGACTCGCAGATTGTTGGATCATTATCTAGTGGACCCCCACCTGCAGATATTATTCCCATAGACGATCCTATTCAATTATTTAAAGCGTCCGTTAGTACAGGTTTGCAAAACACCCAAGCTATGACCGATAACTTTAGAGCTTCTATAGCAAGTCTAATGGGTAATGAAGAAGGCATGCAAAACGCCTTAAATGATGCACAAAGAGCTGAAGCTGCTGGAGCTTGGTATTTAGAAGGGTCAGAAAGCTTTGAAGAATTTTTAGATGAACCTACTTTTGGTGGTTTTATAAACCAAGCTATTTCAGCAACCGGGCAATTTGTACCGTCTGCTGTTGCAAGTATAGCTTTAGCTATGACTGGAGCAGGTGTGGGGGTAGGTGTAGGTGCAGGTGTTGCTAGGGGTGTTGGTGTTAAATCCATAACAAAAGCAGCTAGTAAAAGAACTTTACCTAACACTATATCTGACGCGGCTATGACTAGAACTAAAGTCCAAAAGATTGTAAATAAATATGTAGGATTAGAAGCCGCTAAAGCCCAAGGTAAAAAAACAAGGATGAAACCTTTAAATACTAAAGAACAAAAAGTTATAGACGAGTTGTATGCACATGTAAGAAACAGAACAAAAATCAAAGGAGCTAAAATAGGCGGTATATTAGGCGCAGGAACTCAAGAACAAGTTATGGGCCAGGGCATTGCATTTGGTAATTTTGCAGAACAAGGAATGACAGATAAAGAAGCAGTTTTTCAGTCTGCTCTACAAGGGCTTGGTTTTGCAGCAGTTGGTGTAGGCAGTGAAATTGCGGTTGCAAGAGCTGTACAAAATGTTATCAGAGCACCTAAAGCAAGTACCCTTAATACCCTAAAAGATGCACCAATTAGAAGTAAAAGAAGCAGATTTGGTGAGGTAGTGGGTACTACTGCAGTATCGGAAGGTTTTGCAGAAGGCGTCCAAGAAGAACTATCCGTACAACAAAAATTTAAAATCGACGAAGATTACACGAGGTCTATGGCAAATTTAGATAGGGCTAATGCTTTATTTGCTGGTTTTTTTGGTGGTATAGGCGTAGGTAGTGCAATAGGTACACCTTCTGCTGTAGTAGGTAAGTCTTATGACCAAATGCAACAAGGGTATGCGATAGCTGCAAACGAAGAGTTTCAAAAAGCTACAGGGGTAGTTCTTCCAGAAGGCGAACAACAGATAAGAAGCCAGTTTAATGCTATGGCTAACTCTAGAATAAAAAAAGACGCAGTTTTTGTAGTAGATGCCGATAAAGCAACTATGGAAAAGTTAAAACCAAAACTTCAAAAACAAAATCGTTTTACAAATATGTACGAAGTTGAGATAGCAGATGTAGGAACTCTTTACAGTACGAATGAAGAAGTAACACAACAATTTGCAAATGTTATGGGTAAAAACGTTCTTAATAAAGATTTATTAGATGGCGCACTAGCTGAGATTCTTGGGTATAGTAGAAGAAGAGCTTCAGGCGATACAAAAGCAGTTAGAGTTAAAGATCCAAACGGCAATATTATTTGGGAACAGTCTGTAGATGCTGAAGGGGAAGCAGATGCTATTTCAAAAGCAGAAGTCGTAGCTAACAAACAAACTGGATACACTATAGAAACGGTAGAAAGAGAAGACGTTCTATCTGCAAGAGAAACGGCTGCAGAGGAAACTACTTTTGATGAAGGAGACACTGATGTAAATGAACAAGAAGGCTCTTTTATTACTGAGGAAGAAGAACTAGCTGATATTTATGCGCAAGGCATGAAAGAAAACCAAACTATGTTAACTCCAGTAGAAAAAGGTAGAGGCTCTGAGTTGGAACCAATAACCCCTAAAGGTAAAAAAGGTTGGGCTGCTGTTGACTTTAGAGCAGACCCTACTTTAGTGTCACAAGCTAGGCAGTACCTACCTGCAGAATTTATAGCTGAGTTTGATAGAAATGTTGCGAACGGTAGATATAGCGAATCTTTATTACAAGCTTTTATAAACGAAAATGAGCTAGAAGAGTCTGGCATGATGTTTGTAAAAATAAACCAAGCGGGCCCTGATAGTTTTAATTTAGTCAGACATAGGATTCCTGGTGTAGGCGGTATGCCTGTACCCCCTGCTGCTATTCAGCAAGCTATACAAAACGCAAAAGATTACGGAAGGTCAGCCCGAGGACGAGTGCAAAGTAGATTTACTATACAAACCCCAGACATGGAAGCGCCGGCGCCAATAGATATGCCTTCTCTTACAAACAGTGGTAGAAAGCTCAGTCAAATGTACGAAGGCGAAAGTCTAGAAGGTGGAAAACTAGGAGCAGCATTAGGCGGTTTAGCTTTTATGTTGTCTCAAATAGGAGAAGGTAGCCAAATATTTTTTGATGGAAAACCTTTTAATGAAGAAACAGCACAAGACCCAGGGGCTTTTGTATACGAAATAGCAGAAAGAGATGACAAAGGTAATTTAAAAGGGATACAACGATTTACATTATCGGATTTACAATCTGGTAAAGTGCCAACAGTTGAACAAGATCCTAAATTTGCAGATAGAGAAACTTTGATAGGGCAAGATTTTAAAGAAAACCAAGAAACGGTAGAAGCCCAAATAAAAGACCAACAGACAAAAATAGAAGAAAGGCAAAAAAATCCTATTAAAGAGTTTACTACTAAAGAAGGAACTGTTGTAAACCAAGAAACTGTACTAGCTAAAATGGATCAGAAGCTATTAAAATTAGAAGAGGAATTAGAAAGGTTAAAAGCTGAAGATAAAGAGCTTGGTTCCGACGAACTTACAGCGGATGAAAGAGCTGGGATAGAATTTCAATCTAGAGTGTTTAAAGATTACAGTTCACAAAAACAAACTGAAAAAGGTAGACCACCTAGAGGTTTAACTTTTAGTCCTAGTATAGAAGCTGACTTAGATGCTACTTTTGTACAAAATTTTAAAAACATAGCTCAAGAGTCTTTAGGTTTAACAAGAGAGTATAAAGTTTTTTCTGCTAATGATGATATTGTTAGTTCTATAGTACCTGACACTGAAACTGCACTCCCTCTTGCGGCTTTAAGTAAACTAATAGCAGGACAGCAAGAAAGAATTACTTCTGGCAACATAGAAACTTCAGGAAAACCTGCTGGTGTAAATATAAAGAAAGAAAATACAGGTTTGCCTTATGATCTTATTATTGTACAAACTAAAAATGTAGATGGGTCTCCATTGTCTAGTGCCTTAAAAGGTCTTATGGTTCATACAATTGGGCATGAGATAGGCCATTCTTTTGTTAACCAAGAGTTAGAAAAGAGTTTAAAGAATCCTAAGTTACGTAAAGCTTTACAAGATGCTTTTGCTAAAGAGCAACAAAATAATGAAACAGGTCAATACAACAGCCCTAATGAGGAACAGAATTTTAAAGAATGGATGTCAGACCAAGTAAGTAAATACTTAGTAGATGAATCTTTAAAAGCAATTGACCAAGCTTCTTCTTTCTTTAAAAGACTAGCAACAAGAATAAAAGACTTTGTAACAAAATATGCAACGTTAGCTAAAAAAAGATATACAGCTAATCCAGCTTTTACAGATTATGTACAAGAACTTGGAAAACTAAACAGAGAAGCACCATTAAATTACCAAGCTAAAGCGCAAGTTGAAGAAGTTGTAGAAAAAGTAGGCAAAGAAATAAATCAACAGAACCCAAAAGTTGCAAAACAAATACAAAAAACTGTTTCTAATATAAAAAGAACAGGCGTGTTAGGGCAAGGTGCTGAAGCTATAAATCAAATATTTAATACTTCTGATGATATTTTAAGGCAACTAGGAAAGCCTGGAAGAGCGTTAGCTGAGATATTCCGTAGTCTTTCTCAGAGTGAAGAACAAACCGGTTTATTTACTACTGCACAAGCTATATCTTTAGCTAAGATGAATGAATTGGTTCAAATATTAGGTTTAAAACCTTACACTTATTTAGGAGCTGTTAAGAGTTTAGTACCTGGCCTTAAGGCAAATGAAGGCATAACAGATGAGATTCAAGCTATTTTATATGAAGCAGAAGACGAAAGAATAGCTACAGACAAACTAAGCCCTAAAGCAAAAGCAGTTAGAGAGTGGTTTACTACTCATTATAAAGAACAAGGTTTAGAAGACTTAGGTATATCATTTAGAGAAAATTTCTTTACTCGTAAGTTTAATGTGCACGAATTATCTGGCAACCAAAAAGTATATGACGATACTCTTAACCTTATGATATCTAAAGGTATTGATGCAGGGGTTGCCCAAAGTATTTTAGATGAAATTATTGCAGAGCCTGTAAAAGCAAATATGGATATAAATGAAGTATCTCCAGGAAGATTTGAAATGGGGCTTGCAAAAGAAAGATCTGAAGCATTAGAAGTTTTAAGTACATCAGAACTTAGAGCAGTTGGAGTTTTAGAAGAACCTTGGGTAGCTATGCAAAGTTACGTAGACGGGACTGTCAAAAAAGCAGAACTAGCTAAAAGAGGTGGTTCTCAGAGGATAGAAAGCCTTATACAAGAAATTAAAAACGAATATGGCGAAGAAAAAGCACAATTAGCAGCAGATACAGTTGCTTCTATGTTAGGTAAACATCAAGCCTTAAACGGTATTATGAGGGGTGTAAACCAAGTAGGGTTGCTTTGGAATGTAACTACGCTTTTAACGTTTGCTACATTTGCTTCTTTCCCAGACTTAGCTGGACCTATTCTACGTTCAAAAAGTTTTAAAGAGCTTAGACAAAACTTTAGTATCCTTACATCTAATATGAGTAAAACAGAAGCAGAACAATTAGCAAAAGATATAGGCGTTGTAGGCATAGATGCTCTAACCCAAACATATGTAGGCGCTGGTGAATTAGATTATTTAAGCCAAGATACAAAAGAAAAAACAAATGCTTTCTTTAGACTTATAGGACTTGATCAATTTACTAGGTTTACTAGAATATTTGCAGCAGGTATGGGTAAAAGCTTTCTTTTAAACAATGCAAAAAGAGCGCAAGCAGGTGAGGCTAAAGCTCAAGCAAACCTACGAGAATTAAATGTTACAGCTGAAGAAGTATTAAATTGGGCGGGCGGTGATATTACTGCGGCAGAAAATGTTAATGTAAAACTTGCTTTAGCTAGGTTTGTAGATGAATCTATTGTAAGACCAAACGCTGCAGAAAGACCTAACTGGGCTGATGATCCTAGATACGCTTTAGTTTGGCAGTTAAAAGGTTTTTTCTATTCTTACGGTAAAACTGTTGTAGGTGGTAATGCTAGAGAGATGCAAAGAAGATATGCAGAAAATGGTTTACGTGGTGCAGCTATACCTTTGTTTATGGGGGCTGTAACTCTATTACCTTTAACAATGTTAGGATTTGATTTACGTGAAAGATTTAAAATGGGATTAGCTTGGTTACTACCTGGTGTTAGCCCACAAGATAAAGATTATAGAAGGTCACAACAAATGGAATGGGGTGAATACAGTACAGAAATAATAGATAGATCTGGTGTATTAGGACCCTTTACCATGGCTTTACCACTATTCTTAGAAGAAAAAAGATATGGTGATCCTTTCTGGGTTGGCCCACTTGGGCCTACTTTTGGCAAAGGTTATGACTTTTTACAAGGTGATTTACGTGCAAAAGATTTAACTCCCTTTTACAGCCCATTATAGGTATAATTAAAATATGGCATATTCAGATACAATAAAATTAGTAGTAGGAGACACACTCCCTGAGCTAACTTTTACATTAAAAGATAGCAATACGGCTGCTTCTGGGCAAACTTTAGACGTTGAAAACGATGCAACTTGGGCTGCTATTGATCTATCAAGCGGCAGCGTTAAGTTTCGTATTAGAGAGGTAGGACAAACTACAGTACTAAAAACAATTACCGCTACCATTACAAATGCTAGCGCAGGCATATGTGCCTTAACTTTCCCTACGGGAACTTGGACCGCAGCTGGTACGTACGAAGGTGAATTAGAGTTTACTAAGTCAAACGGCCAAATACAGACAGTGCAAGACCTAGTAAAATTTAAGGTACGTGAAGATTTTGATTAATGGCCTTTCGTGCAAAACTTAGTTATGTAGATCTAAAAGCGTCCGTCTCTTTTTCTGAGCTTAAGATAGTAGTATCGCAAGCTGATACCCGCACTAGTCTTAACTTTACTTCTCCTAAAACCTCTATACACAGCCAATTATTACAAACAATAGTTGAATACGTTAACCTTAACTCTTTAGTTAGTTATGTAAACTTATCTGCAGTAGATGTGTTGTTAGATGCTGATAGTAAGAATTTATATTTCATACCGCAAAACAACTCACCTAACGCTGTAACTCTTACAATGTTAGAGGACACAGCACTAGAAATAGGTAAGTCTTTAATTGATACACCCATCATACAAGATGTACCAGAATTATTTGTAGGTAAAACTCTTAACGATTCTTTAGCCTTTGGAGAAGTTGTAGCCATCTTAATAACGTTCCTACGTGAGTTTAGTGATACTTTTGCCTTTACAGATACAACATCTCTATCTGTTCAACCCTCATATTCAGACTCTTTTAGTTTCACAGATGCTCCTAGCTTTAATTTAAATAACATATATACAGACACTTTTAACTTTGCAGATACTGATTTTAGGGATGTTAACAAAGGCGTATTAGATACTCCTACCTTAGCTGACACCCAGGCTGTTAGTTTTGGTATAAACAAAACAGATGCTTTTAGTTTTACAGATGCACCCGCTTTTAGTTTTGATGCTCTTTTATCTACTGATTTAATAACGTTTGCAGATGCTTCTTCTTTACAACCAGAGTTAGGTAAAACAGATACTTTTGATATGGGGGATGTCTTTAGTCGTGTAGTTAGTTTTTCTAGATCTTTTACAGATGCTGTATCTTTAGATGATATTGCTTCTGTTAATGACCCTTTACAAACAGACGTAGATTCTGGTAAAACCAATGTGATTGGATTTGCAGACGATCATTCGTACGTATTTGCTAAACTGTTAAGCGACACGTACGGGTTTATAGATTTACCTGCAATAGAAGCTATAAAACCTTTTAGCGATAGTTTTACGTTTGCAGATACAGAAATTTTAAGTTTTACTAAAGGCGTAACCGATACATCGACCTTAACGGATACAGAAGAGCTTGATCTAGGTTTAGGTAAAACAGATACATTTAGTCCTACGGACGCGGCTAGTTTAGCTGTAGCTACTATACACGCAGATAATTTTAGTTTTACTGATAATGAGATACTAGCTTTTACTAAAGGAGTACTAGATACCCCTACTTTAAATGATACACAGGCCATATCCCCAAATCTTGGTAAATCTGATATCTTTTCGGTTTCTGAAGCATTATCGCTATCTCTTGGCAATTCCTATACAGATAGTGCTACAATATCAGAAGTTATAAATATTGTTACCGTTCAAAGCCATAGCGTTTTTAACGCAGCGGGACTAAATATCGGGACACTAAACTAGGAGAAACTATGATAAACGACGGTTTAATTTTAAAAGGTAAGTTAGCTATCGCTTTAAATGGCGAAACAGTTAAAGAAGTTGATAACCTTGTTGTTACCGCAGGTAAAGGTTTTGTAGCCTCAAGGATGAAGGATGCTAGCACTACTGCAATGACACATATGGCTATTGGAACAGGATCTACTGCAGCAGCAGCTAGTAATACTGCTTTAGGAAGTCAGTCAGCTAGAACTACTTTAACTTCTACAACTGTTAGCGGAGCGGATATTACTTACGTAGATACTTTTCCAGCAGGAACAGGTACAGGAGCTATAACAGAAGCAGGTTTATTCAATGCTTCATCAGGTGGTACTATGTTGTGTAGGACCGTATTTTCAGTTGTAAATAAAGGCGCATCTGACTCAATGACAATTACCTGGACTGTAACAGTTTCTTAATTTTTAAGGAGTAACCTGTGGCAGTTGTTTTTAAGAACAATGCAAAAACAACCCTTGCATCTAGCCTAACATCTTCGGCTACTTCTGTAACAGTCGCAGATGGTAGCGCTTTCCCGTCCCTTTCTGGTGGCGATACATTTTTTTGTACTTTTGATGATGGCACTAATGTAGAAGTTGTTAAAGTTACTGCTAGAAGTAGTAACACCCTTACTGTCGTCAGGGCCCAGGACGACACTACCGCACGTGCATTTTCTACCGGTGATGTAGCAGAACTAAGACTCACTGCTGGAATCCTAAACTTATTTTCCCAAACAGGCGTTGCCATAACCGATGAAATAGAAGCCTACCTAGATGCTAACGGTCTTACTTTTCCAGACAATGTAAAAGCTCAGTTTGGTGCAGGTAATGATTTACGGATTTATCATAGTGGTACTCATAGTTATATTCAAGACTCAGGAACAGGTAATCTTTATTTAGGGGGTTCAGATTTAATATGGTTGGGAAGCGGGGACTTACAAGAAACTTACGCAACATTTAATGATGATGGTGCTGTTACTCTTCGTCACGACAATAGCATCAAGTTTGCCACAACCTCAACAGGTGTAGATGTTACAGGAACTATCTCTAGTGGTGCAATCACAACAAGCGGAACTTTAACAGTAGATGCAGGTTCTAGCGGAATGATAGACTTTGGAGATGTAACATCTGCTTATGGTAGATTGTATGCAGATTCTTCAGGCACTTACATAGGAAGTAAAAGCAATCATAATCTTATACTTAGAAGTAACCATACAGCAGCTCTTACTTTAGACACTTCACAAAACGCTACCTTCGCAGGCAGTATAGATATTAATTCAGATTCAGGACAGCTTCAGTTTGGTGCAGATAACGATATGCAGATTTTCCATAATGGGGCAAATGGTGAAATTAATAATGCAACTGGAAACTTCACAATAGATTCAGCAGGAGACATAACTTTTGATGCAGATGGTGGTGATATAAGATTTCAAGATGGTGGCACTACATATGGAAATTTAGCAAATGAAAGTGGTCATTTTGCAATTAAAGCTGTTGCACAAGATACAGATATAAGACTTAAAGGTAATGATGGTGGCTCAGTTATTACAGCACTTACCCTTGATATGTCAGCACAAGGTAGGGCAACTTTTAATAGTGATCTTGTTGTACCTAATGCTTATGTACAGAATTTATTTATAACAAGTAGTGGTGTTAGTTCTGTTAATAGAATTGATAATAACGGAAATGACCTTTATTTTACTTTTGGTGGCACAACCAATAAAGCATTAGAAATACAAAATACAAATGGAAATGTAAAAGTAACATCTGGTGATTTGCAGATGGGTACAACTACTGTAATTGATAGTTCAAGAAACTTAACTATAAATGAAGATTTAAACTTTGGTACAAATGGTTTTGCTGATATATCAAATACAGGAACTGGTGCTATAAGATTCAAACCAAGCAGTCAAACACTTGCTCTCACATTAGCAGGTGCTAACGCTACCTTTGCAGGAACTATTAATTCAGGTGCTATAGATAGCCTTACAAGTTCAGCAGATATTCCGCAAGGTTCTACTGCTAACTTATATCTAGTTGATACAAGAAGTTTAGCAGCAAATACAGGTGGTTCTATTGTTTTTTCTAGCTATTATCAAGGAACAACTGCTGTAGATGGTGGTCCTTATATTAAAGGATATAAAGAAAATGCAAACTCAGGCGATTACGGATTTGGTTTAAAATTTGGTGTTAGAGAAAATGGTCAAGGTACAACAGACCCAGTATTTACTTTAAATTCTTCAGGAAACGCTACCTTTACAGGAACTATCTCTGCGGGTGTTTTTACAACTAATGCTAATACAGGAACATTTTCCAATTCTATTGGTACTTTTCCTTTAGTTACTTCTACACCATACGATTATGTTGCTAAATTTGAATCAACAGATGCAGGTGCGGCTATAATTATTGAAGATAATTCATCAACAAGTAACGCTAACAGAATTGCTGTTTCTGGAAATACTATGCAGCTTGTTACCGCTGCAACAACTGCCCTTACTCTTGATAGCTCACAAAACGCTACCTTTGCAGGAACTATCTCTAGTGGTGCCATTACAAGCTCAGGTATCATAAAGTCAGCAATGACTGGCAATGCTAAACTTATAGCAGATGGTAGTACACATGCGAATGTTGAAATAGATAGAGGAAATACCTCATCTCATAATAATCTTTTATTCCGAACTGCAGGTGTTGCTAAATGGAGAATCTGGCAAAGTGGAGCAGATAATATTCTTGCAATAAGAAATGAAGTGGCAAGTACAAATGTTCTTTCTTTCACTGATACTAACGCCACTTTTGCAGGAACTATTACAGGAACAACTGCTACTGCATCCGCAGGTACCAATACTACCGCACTTGCTAATACAGCCTTCGTACAACAAGAAATTACTTCTCTAATTGGTGGTGCTCCTGGAACATTAGATACTTTAAACGAACTTGCAGCAGCTATTAACGATGACTCAAACTATAACTCAACACTTACAACAGCATTAGCTACCAAACTACCAAAAGCTGGTGGCACGATGTCTGGTGTCCTTAATATGGGTTCACAGAATATTACAAATGCAAGTAATATTGGTATGGCAACTGGTCATTCGTCAGGTAAATTTGCTGTAATGGCTACTTCTGTTCATGGTTCATATGATTTTTACAATAATGGCACTAGTTATTTTAATGGCAATGTAGTTGTAGATGCCAATTTAACTTTAAGCGGGGGCGGACAAATATTAGGAAGTCCAGACATTACTGCGGGTAGAGTCGTTACAAGCGGATTATACGGAACAGGTCATAACTCTTCAATATTACCTATATGGCAATACAATGCAGGTAATACAGGCTACGGTATTGGCTACTACGAAGGCAGCCCAGATAATATAAGTTTTGATGTTTCAGGTCATTTAATGAGTGGTACTCCTGATTTTAAAATATCTCAAAATATTGCTTATGTGAATGGTAATGCAGTTTGGCACGCAGGAAACGATGGCTCAGGGTCAGGGTTAGACTCAGACACTGTTGATGGCATACAAGCTAGTTCATTTTTAAGAAGCGATGCTACTGATACAGCTAGTGGTAATTTAACATTTACGGGTAATATAAACCAAACAGGCGGAACATTTATATCAAACGGTAGTGAAGTAAGTAGTTTAACTACAGCTTGGCAGGCAGCAGGAACAAGCAAAAATAGAGGAATACTACCTTTCCGTTATCAAAATGGGGCGACAGGACAGCCCGAAGGTGGTAACAACGCTAACTGGGGTTTAAATATTTATGCTCATGCTGGATCAAGTGGTAACTATCCTTATGGAACACAATTTGCAATGGGCTCATCAGAAAATCTGTATTTTAGATGGTGGAGTAATGGTGGTGCACAGGACTGGCAAAAAGTTTGGACAAGTGTTAATGACGGCTCAGGGTCAGGGTTAGACTCAGACACTGTTGATGGCATACAAGCTAGTTCATTTTTAAGAAGCGATGCTAACGATTCTTCAACAGGAGCTTTAACACTACAGCCTAGTGCGAATAGAACATTAACATTGGACAGAAATATTGCATCGCCTTCAAATTATTATAACGATCTACAGATGGAGGTTCGTGCAACTTCAGGTACAGCGGGTATTGGATTACACAGAAATGGTTATTCCCATTGTGGTATATATCACAATACATCAAATAGATTAGATATTGATTTTAATTCTGGTGATGTAATTATAAATCATAATGCTGGAACTTTGTGGGGATCTGGCAATGATGGATCTGGTTCAGGACTAGACGCTGATACTGTTGATGGTATTCAGGCTTCTTCATTCCTAAGAAGTGATGCTAATGACTCAGCTTCTGGACTTATAACTTTAGGAAACGGAGTTATAATTACTAAGGCTTCATCAGATCAAAGTGCTAGCCAAGATTCTGCATCAATTCCAAGCACCTCTGGTGCGGAAATAGTAAAGTTTCAAGGTGCTTATACCAATGGACAATACACAACAGAGTTTGCAAAAGTAGACAGAAGTGGGAACTTACCACTTTATGTAAGACAATCAAAAGGCACTGCAAACTCATTTAGCAATATTGCAAGATTTGGAGATCATGGGCAAACAAATGGATCTGATGTATTTGCCGTTTTTGGTAATGCTAATTTTTCAGGCACTATCTCTAGTGGTGCTATAACATCTAGTGGCAACCTTCATGCAGGAGATGGCACAAACATTAGCATGGATGCATCTGCTAATGGACAATTAGAAGTTGATGGAAATGGTTATCAAGGTGCTATTGCTTTAGATGGTAGTGCCATGCATATATATCATAATTCAAGCTCAAGGTCTTTAGTTTTAGGCACTAATGAAACTGCAAGACTTACAATTGGTGGTACTGGTGGATTTAATTTTAATTCTAATAATTTAACATCTGTAGGAACTATCTCTAGTGGTGCAATCTCCTCTGAAGCAAGCACCCACTATCTTGGCGGTATTAAGATAGCAGCAGAAAATGCTTCTCAAAATTATATCGCTTTCTCAGGAACAACAGGAGACCAACCAGGTAACTATAATCACTCCTATATAGGAGAGCGTATCTATAGCGGCAGTGAAAAATCTGAATTAGTTTTAGCAAAATATAATGATGTAGAGGGTTCCTCTGGCTCAGATAGAATTAGGATGCTTGGTAACAACATTGTTTTTGATACCTATAGTTCTGTTATTACACCATCTACAGGTGCATCACTAAGCACTGCGGTAGGAACGGGCAGCCCTACAACTAAAATGACCATTGCTCAGAATGGAACCATTACCCTGTCTAATAGTGCTAACATGAAAGGTGCCGTATATTACGAAGCTTTAAATGCGGGTAACACCGATGCTACTGCAACATCTCCAAGGTTCTATTCTCCTTCATCGGGTAAGGGAGCTTTGTCAGCAGGCGGAGCTGCAAGGCTGGAGTTTGACTCTGGTGCTGTTACTGTTAATGCTACTAACGGTAGAATAAACTTAACAAGTGGAACTTATTCTTTTGGCACAAGTTTTTGGGCAGGAACAAGTGGCTATCCAGGCTATCAGTTTTCAGGAGGTAACTCAAGGTTTGGTTTTAGCTCAACAGGTGGTCTTATTGATGTTTATACCGATGGTAATTTTTATGCAACAGATAGTGCACATTTGGTATGGCACCAAGGTAATGATGGTTCTGGTTCTGGCTTAGATGCAGATTTGTTAGATGGACTACAAGCTTCAAGCTTTGTACAAACTACTGGCTCTACAATGACAGCAAATTTAGTGTTTAGTAATTCTGGCACCGCCAAAAGAGGAGTTACAGGAACAATGGGTGATAATGACCAGTGGTTTGTTGGAGGAGCTGCAACTGGTTCTAACGCAGGTTATTTAGAAATATCAACTGGTGATGATGGA